GTACAATTTAAGTGTGTAAGGATGCATCTTTTAACATATTTGTTAGGGGGTGTATTTTTTTATGATTAAGAAAGTTTTAAGTATCTTTTTATCACTGTCTATCATTGCACTATGCCCTCTGACTGCTTTTGCAATGGTTGCTACACCTTCCGATGCTGTCAAGGTTCCGGTTGCCTCGTCAAATGAAGTAGAAATAATTCAATCGGATAATGTTTCGGTTGCTACTTCAAGTAATGCATTCCCCTCTGAGGAATACATGGAAACAGACGACTTTGACATATTGGATGCTCCTGCTTTACTTTCTTCTGGAATTGGTGATTTAGATAATACTATTGATTATTCCGGAGTCACATTTGTTTTAAATTATCATGATATGTCAGGAAAAGTTCATAGGCCAGAATACAAGTTGAATTCTGATGGTTACTTTAGTGTTGCCCGTCCTGCTGATTGTGCTGATATTATGTGGATTGGCTTTAAGTTTAAAAAAGCGTCTCTCCCATCTTCTGGCAAGTATGCTATGCGTGTACGTTTTGGATGTAATACAGGAGTAACTTATCAAGATTATGGTTATGAACTGCAATTATATAGTGAATATACAAATGTTAAAGTTGAAGGTGTATCGAGTACTCCTTACTTTGACCAATCATCCGGTGATTTATATTTTTCTCAGACCATTCAATTAAGTGGCAGTACATATGTTGTATTTGCTTATCGTCCTACAAGTAGTCTGAATGATTTTTTTCCTTATGGTGGGTATTTGGATGTTAATTTTGAACGACTTTCTTCTTCTGCTGATGTTAATTCCGTAGCGCCTGGGGTTGGTGATATTTCTTCCTCAGATATCCAGCAGGACATATCTTCCAACACGGCCCAGCAGGTGGAACAAGGCGACACAATAATTGAGCTTATCAAGAACACAATACAGACTATCTCTTCTCAGCTTACGGCCTTCTGGAATCAATTGGCCGGGGAATTTACCAATTTATTTACTAAAATGAATCAGCAGCACACGGAACAATTGGAGGCTGATCGGACGAATACAGAGGATATGATTGCCGCTGAGGAATCCAATACCACGAATATTATTAACAATAACAATGCTAATACGGATAAGTTGGCATACGGCTATGATAGTTCTGCTCAGGACCAGAAGAATGATGAGTTGGGCAGTAAATTGGATGAATATGATTCTGCTGAATCGGAAATTTTTGATTCTGTTTCTGGCAATATTTCCGATTTTAATATGGATGATTATAAAATTGAGGATTCTTCCCTTTTAGCAGGTATTGTCTGGGTTTCTGATTTTATGCAGCAGTTGTTTGTTTCTATGGGGCTTTTTAATCTTCCTGTCACAATATCGCTTGTGTTGATATTTGTTGTCATTATGATTGGCTATTATCGTATTCGTAGTTAAGGAGGGTATCCCATGTTCAACTTTTTTCAGTCTATTGCTGATACCATAGGCATGATTATAGATTATGTAATCTCCTTAATTCAGATGGTTTTATTTTTTATTACTTCCATTCCGAAGGCGATTGCCTATATCGGTGCGATTGTTTTATATCTGCCTGTTTTCCTGCGTGCTTTTGTACTGCTGTTTATCTCGATTGCTGTTATCTTACAGATTATGAATAAGGGGGAATAATTTATGGATGTTTCCGGCTTTTTCTCATTTATCATTTATGCTATGGAGGAATTGGTTGGCCTGCTGCTCTCTCTGCCTTTTGTGGATGGTGTTTCATTTGGCCATGTTCTTCTTGCTATTGTTATTATTAGTTTTATCATTACTGCCCTTATCGGTTCTGTTAAGGTTGTCGGCTCTATTCCGGATTCCCTTCCGGAACGTCAGACCCGTTTCCCTGATTCTGCTTCTTTAGGCAGCAGGGATGAAAGGTGGTTATATTGATGCGATTGCTTATGTTTTGTAACACATGTTTGTCTTCCATCAGCTCCAGGCCGGCCCGGAGCCTGCAATACTATGTGTTACTGATTCGCTTTTTACTTCTTCTTTTGTTTTTGGGTAGTCTGGAAATTTTGCTTTTCTCTTTTTCGCTGGAAGCATTTGCCAATACTGCTACTCCGTCTGAGGCGGTTCCGGTTGCTTCTGCTTCAACTCCGTCTGAATCCGAAGTGGTTCGTGTTCCGGTTGCTTCTGCTTCGGATGCTGGGCAAGTTATGGATGATTCTTACCTTGAATTTTTGGAGGATTATTTGGATGAAACAGACGACATTACCACTATGGAACTTTATGATTTGCTTTTGGGTTCTCTTTCTGGTCCTGCTATGGTTTCTAACTCCGAAGCCCTGGAGGATATTAAAACCTCTGTTGATAACATTCAGTCCTACCTTATACCCGATATTGGCGAGTTTGAGAGCTCAGATACGGCGCTGGCTTCATTACCGGAGGATTTGGATACGCTTGCTCTTGGCGGTGATTTTACTCTCAATCGCAATGTTGTTATTTATGAGGGTGTCTGGAATGGTTCTTCAGCCCGTCTTGTCCTGCCTTCATCGGTTGAAGGCTCCTTATTTGTAGATACGGATGGTGCTCTTTATAATGTGGGTACTTCTTCTGTAACGGGCCGGATTTTTTATGATGATTTTGAACCTTTGGAATACCGGATTAACTATTTTACGTTGTCGCCATGTCTTGGCAATAATGCCAGCATATTGTATAACGGTGGTTACCCATCTTCCTGCCGTCGCTATTATGAATCCGGCAGTCGTTTAACTTATACAGATACTTATGGTTTGTTTTATGTATCTGATACGGTTCATACGGTTTCAGATGACCGCAGTTATTTTGCTAACATTTATTTGCTTATTATGATTTTCTTGGAAGGGGTGATGCTTTTATGCTTTTGGAACAAATCACACTCTTAATTGGTGATGTCCCCTATGGATTCGAACCTCTTGTTTATGTGCTTGCGGTTCTTGTCCTGCTCTATCTTACGGATTGTTTTTATGGTGTTATCCGTATTCTTTGCAATCATTTTCTGCGGAGGTGATGTGCATGTATGGTTTTGCTGAACTACGGCAGATATTAGATTTTATTTTACAGTCTATATCACGGGTATGGCGTGACGGGCTTATGAACGCTGGTATCATTGGTGCTTTTGTTATTTGTGTTCCTATTCTTCGCAAGCTCATAACTGTGTTTAGAAAAATATTTTAAGAAAGGAAGGGTTTTATATGGAGGAACCCGTGGTAAATGGTATGGCTGAAATTTTAGCAGGTGCAACTCAGTTTTTAACATGGATAACTACAAGTTTTACTGCACTCACTACGTGGGTGCTCGGTGATGATTTGGCATTTACTTACATTGCCGTGTTTTTCATCTCTGTTGCTGTCGGCTTCCTGTTCCGTGTTCTCCGTTCGGTCTAGGATTGGTTTCTCCCCGGAGTAATCCGGGGAGATTTTCTTAGGGGTTTTATGTATGGATGCTATGCTTATATTTGCTGATGCCTTATTTCAATTTGTGTTTTATGTTCCTTTTCATTGGACATTTGATATATCGTATATTCTCAGTTTTCCCGCTTGGCTTCTTCTTATGGTTATGGTGATTGGTTCTTTTATTAAGCTTTTCAGGAGGTTTTGATATGAAAGCTTTTTTCTATATTTTTTTTGCAATATTTTTTTGGATTTTATATCACGTCTGGAAATACCGCAATCCCTATAAGCTTATTATGGTGTTTGGCAAAAAGGGTTCTGGAAAATCCACTTTGCAGGCCAAACTTTCATTGCAGTATAACCGTAAAGGCTGGAAGGTGTTCTGTTCCACTCCTGGTATTCCTGGTACATATTACTTTGATACGTCCCAGGTTGGTATATCTTCTTTCCCACCTAATTCTGTGATTTTAGTGGATGAGGTTGGAATGGTTTGGGATAACCGTGATTTTAAGAATTTCAAGACACATACACGTGATTATTTTAAGCTTCAGCGTCATTACCGTAACATTGTGTATTTGTTTTCCCAGTCGTTTGACGTGGATAAAAAAATCAGGGACTTGACAGACCGGATGTATTTGACTAAAAATTTCTTCAACTGTTTTTCCCTTGCCCGCAGTATTGATAAAAGGATTACCATTGTACATGCAAATGAAGGCCAGGGTGTTTCCACTTTGGCGGATGATATGGATTTTACTCCCCTTTGGCTTTTCTGGTGCGGTGCTGTTAAGGTTACATATATTCCCAAGTATGTTAAGTACTTTAATTCTTATGATGTTCCCGCACTGGTTCCTGCTAATTATGATTACACCCCCATTCCCTCTGTTCCATCTTTCAGGGAACGTTTTGTTTCCTTCCTCCAGGCGGCTGGCCCGCGCTTGCACCGCAGCGCGGGCGCCGTCAGGAGGAAGCTTCCCCGGCTCACGATTCGTCGTAAGAAATAATGCTGACTTCGGACCCCCGTCTAATTAGGTCCGAAGTGCGTAAAAATTCTTTCACTTTGTTTCATTCTTAACAATCTTTTTGGAGGTCCTGCCCATGCTTTACTACTTTAATCCACTCCTTGAGGATGGTATTTTTTACTCCTGTGATTCCCTTCGTTACTCGTTTGAGTTCCCGGATATAGATACAGTGGAATCCTTTCTTACTCTTCTCTCCCATCTGCCCGGCTCCACGTCTTATACCTCTTATAAAGATTTTGATTACCGGTATTTATATGTGTTTGGGATGAAGGGAATGTCATTCAGTATTGGTTGTTGTATGAATGGTGTAAAGAAAGAAACTGTCTTACAGGGTTTCCTGGATTTCAACCCTAATAAGTTACTTGGAGAGGTTGCTTATGGTGATGGCTTTCTTCGTACCACAATATCTCCCTTTACCCAGGAGGAAACCTCCTTCTGTGATTTACGGAACCAGATAGGCGACATTCTGAGGGATGTATTAGACCAGCTTTTTGTAAGTGTGGAATCTATAAGAATCAAAAGATGGGATTTAGCAGTTGATGTGCCGTATGGTCGTGATTGTGTACAGTTGATTAAGGATAACCGGAAATACAGTCAGTTTTATAAATCAGCCCAGGATTTTACTGAGTATTTAGGTTCCATGTCCAGTCCGGGTCGTGTCAAGATATATAATAAGCAGTTGGAGGCGGAACTTGATTATCCCCTCACTCGGATTGAGGTTACGTTGGATAGTCTGGATTATATAGATTGCTGCCGATGCTGGCCCAATGTCTATACTCGTAAAGTGATTGACTTAGCGGAGACAAAGGTCATTGTGCAGTTGCTTGCAGAACAGCCGGTTGACAAAATGGACTATTATCTGCGCCAGCTTTCCCGCCCCACTAAATCAAAGTACAAGGCCCTGCTTTTGGAACGTCCCTTTGAGGTTGCAGGTCCTGTTTTTAACAAGTTGCGGAATCAGTTACTGAGATATCAGGAGGGAAAATTTTATGAGTAAACCAGTTGGAAAAATCAAGGTCAATGTATATCTTACAAAGATACAATACAATCAGCTCTGCCGTTATATGGAATTTTGTGAATGCTATTCCACCCCGGCTGAAATGGCAACAAGACTTGTTCAGGTTGGTTTGTCCGAAGCAATCAAACGGGGAGCAATTGAAGAGGATTAAAAGTATGACATTAAATCTGAAAGTTTTTCTTGTTTTGTTTTTTATTATGATTATACTTCTTATCTATTTTTACTGGCCACGTGATTATCCGTAACACATAGTTGCGCCGGCTCCGGCCTGGCCAGGAGTCACCTGCGGGTGAAAATGTGTTACAGAATGGGGGTAAATATGAAAGATACAAAGAATAATATCCGTTCATTCCGCTACTCTGACCGGGTAGCTCAGATATTGGAATCCATGGAAGGCGACAGCTTAAACGCAAAGTTTGAGAATCTGGTACTCTTCTGTCATGATCGTCTCCCGGAAGTCCAGAAAAAGTATGATATGTATAAGTCCATGGCTGATAGGCAATGGAATGAATTTATGGAATTATCTGATTTAAGGGATGGTATCAAGCGTGATTTGAGGAATGTAGAAAACAAGCTTCGTTCTTTGGATGAACTGTTGGAATTTACGGAAAGTCGTTGCAAGGCTGTCATGGAACATAAAGAGGAATTGTAACACGGCCTCAGCTGTGCTGCGTAACTGCCTGCAGGAAATTTGTGTTACATAGATAAAGATATCCCCGGCATGGCGCCGGGGATTTTGCTGTTACAGTGCTTTTGGTAATATGCCTTTTGCTTCCAGGACTTCCACTATTGTTTCGATATCTTGTCTAGTTTCCCGGAATCCTTTTCTCATTTCGTATTCTAAATTTGTGATACGGTTATCCAGGTTGCTTATGCGGTTGTCCATATTACTGAGACGATTGTCTAGGTTCGTAAGTTTTAAATTAATCGGTTCCAGTATTTGTCTCATTGCTTCTAAAATCTCTGTGTCTGTCATTTTACTGTCCTCCTTGATATTCTACATCATATCATTAAAATTCGTTCTCGTCCATCCTGGTGCGTTGTAGACCTATTTCATGCTGATATCTCCATGTATGGTCCCGGCTACTATGCCTTTGTTGGTTTTCACTTGGATTCCTGGTGTGCCATTCATATCTCGTTGTATTAGGTCATTTACATACGCATTCAAGCTTTTATAGCCTTTGGCCTTCCAGTATTCTTCTATTACTGCTTTTTGGCCTTTGGGTACATTAAATATGCATCTGTCATAGTTTTGTTTTGCATATTCGTTGTCATATTTCTGTTTATCAAATTTTCCCATTTTGTTGCCCCTTTGTAAACTTTGTCACAAGTGTACAATTTTTAAATATTAACTTTGTCACAAGTGTCAATATATACTTTGTCACAAGTGTGCTATACTATTAGTGTAAGGATAAGTCATGATTAAGCGCTTAGTTAGTATCATTTTAACACAAATTTAGTTAGTCTACAAGGATGATTTATTTAGTTGATTGGGAGGGTTTAATATGATGGATAAAAAGCGTATCCGTGAAACACTTAATGATGCTGTAGAACGGTATCTTCTTGGTGATGTTGATAATGATTTCCGTTTTAACTATATTTGGCTTACTGCCCAACTGAGTTTTGCATGTACTATTGATGCAATTACTGTTGATGAGCGAGATGCTTTGAGTGGTGTTGTCACTCATGCTTATAAAACTAACAGGAGGGGTCCAAAATGCGTAGACTTTCAAAAGCTCTTATAGAGCAAGAACAAAATGAAACCAGCGTGGCAATCTGTCGTGCCATGGCTATGCATGACCAGTGCAGGGTGGATGTATTACAGTATCATTTTTCCCGCCTGGAGCTTATCTTGGCCTATATCAATGAAAAGGCCGATGATATTCCGTCAATTTAGTGTGTTTCTCCAGGGTATCCCCTGTGGCTCTGCCTTGGGTTGCAATATAACAATCAAATTAGTTAGTTAAGAAAGAGAGGATTTATTATGGTATATCAGATTTTAGGAATTGAGAGATTTGAAGGCATTTCAAAGAAAACAGGAAAACCCTATGATTTCACTCGCTTTTATGCGGTTCCTTCCCGGCACTCTGATAAAGTTCGTGGCATCCGTGTTGAAAATGTAGATATCTGGAATGGTGAATATGCTCCTGATATTTCAGATATTCATCCAGATGATTATGTTGATATTTCATATGGTCGTGGCGGTTTTGTCGAAGAATGCCGGGTAGTGGACTCTCCTAAGTAGTGGATGCACAAATCCCCGGCCCCCGGTATTACCCAGGGGCCGGGGATACTCCTTCCCTTTGACTGCAAAAAGCGCCTGCTCCCTAACGGTCGCGAATCATCATGCCTGGATGAGCCTGCGGAGCAGCGAACATAAGAAATGTAACACCTAGAGGTTGCAGCTCCGTCCGGGCCAGGGATTTACTGAAGCTAAAAATGTGTTATAAACTTTAAAGGTTGGTGACAAGATGCATATAGAACTTACAGAACGAGAATTGCGGTATCTTAACCGGGTGGTAAATGTCCGCTTGGATGAATTGCTTGAGCGTTGTGCCCGGATTCGCCGGATTCGCTCTCTTGAGGATATTGACACCAGTGAGCGTTTTAGTCTGGCTGAGTCTGAAATTAAGGTTATGAAAGAGGTCCATGATAAAATCGCGGATGCCCTGTCCGATTGTAACATATAACAAGCTGTATCCTTATATACTTAATAAAATAAAGCAACTATTCCTGATAAGTCTAGTTTAACGAATAGTTAG